GGCAACCGGCGACGAGGGAGAGCGTCTGCGTCCTGACCTCGAACTTCCCCGTGACCGCCCCGGTCGCGTATCGCAAGGTCACGGCGTCGTCCACGGCCACGGGCACGTAGACGTGCGACATGGTCACGCGCCTGATGACCGCCTGGCCCTGCCTGAGCAGCGTCGCCGCCTGGGCGTCCGCCTCCGGCTGTCCCCCGTCGGGAAGCTCCGAGTACGAGTAGCCCTTCGTGATGGCGCGGCCGACGGAGACGGTCGAGTACTCGCTGGACGGGTCCGTGTCCCACGCCTCCCCGACGACCCTCGACCCCTCGCCCGAGTAGACGCACACGACGTGGTTCGCCACCCCGGAGGTGTCCCTCTCGTCGGTCATGTCGCGGAGGAACTTCGCGCTCGGGCCCTCCTCGAAGGCCCACGAGACGGGACGGTCGGCGAGCTGTGCGTATCTGCGGAAGACGATCCTGCCCATCGGGTCCGTCCGCGCCCCCCAGAAGCCGGCGATGCCGAGGAGGTCGTTTACCATGTCGAGCTTCGTGTCCCCCACCGACGAGTCGCTCCTCTCGCCGATGCCGTAGGTGCGCACGCGCGAGGTGACGCACGAGCTCGCGTCCGACACGACCTCGAGCCCCATCTGCTCGCACACGTCTCGTGCCGCGGAGACCACGTTCGTGCCGGCCGCGATGGTCACCGGGCTCGCGAAGCCGTCGTCGTAGAGCTCCTGCAGCCTGCCGGTCAGGCTGAGCCTGGAGGTCGAGTAGCGGCCGTGGACGTCCCGTGACGGCATCGACGGCACGAACGTCCCCAGGGCTACGTCGCGCGACTCCCCTCCCGGCCACTCCTGCGCCATGCGGATGCGCACGAGGTCGCGCCCGAGGTCGAGCCTCCCCACGACGTTCACGGACGCCCGCTCGTAGACGCGGGTGTCCGCGTTGCGCTCGATTGACCCTCCCCTGAGGACGGGGATGTCCCCGACCTCGAGCCCGGTCGAGCGCGACACGCGGACGAACCGGTAGGTCGTGACGGCACTCCTGCGGGTCCATACGTCGTCAGCCAACGGGGTCCTCCCATACGCACTCGGTGAACGTCACCGACGCCTTCCAGGTGTCGAACGCGGCCGCGTCGTAGGCGAACTCGAACGTGGGGACACCGAACGCGCGGTTGCCCCAGACGTCCCGGTACCAGCACGTCGCGCCGTCCGATGACCTGGCCGTCCTCCTGAGCGCGAGGTACTCGGCCGGTGACGTGACGACGTACGAGCGCGACCCGTTCACGTCCATGTCCCCGCTCGCGTAGGCGGTGGGCAGGTCGTCGGCGCCCGCCCCCAGGGCGAAGTGGTACGTCTCCACGTCATGCCTGATGGTCTCGGAGACCGACGCGTCGAGGCTCAGCAGGTGCCCGACGGTCGCAGACGCCCCGAAGTTGTACGCCTCCGCCCCGAGCGAGTCGGCGACGTAGGGGACGACCGAGGTGGAGGTGGCCCCGGACTCAGCATGGGAGACGAGCCTGTAGCCGAAGCTGACGTTGAGGGGCGGGAGGCGGTCTATCGCGGTCTGCCCGGGCTCGTACGTCCCGAGCGGCGCTCTGGACCCATCCGGGTTGACCCTCTCGACGTCTACGGACGTGGTGGCTGGCGTCGATCCGGTGCCGGTCCCGGCGGCCACGAGCACGTGCGCCGCCAGGGCGTCGTCGAGGTCGACCGTGGCCGTCGCGGGGGCGGGGGCCGTCCACGAGGTGGAGAACGACGTGGTCGCGACGGCCTGCAGGCCAGAGCCGGCTCGCACCGTCAGCCCGAGCGAGTAGCTCGTGTCGTTTGCTATCGCGCAGTCCGTCGACGAGATCGCGAGCGCGCGGGAGTCCGTCAGGAGGCCCCACGTGACGAGGATGGCGCCCGTGGGGTCGAGGAGCGAGATGGACTGGGCGGATACCCCGGAGTCGGACGTGACGCTCCACGCGACCGGGACCGGCATGGCCGAGACCGTCGCGGGAGGTGCGGAGAACGCGACGTCGGGCAGCGTCGCCGCCACGAAGCGCGCGTAGCTCGACCACGCGCCCCATCCGTCCCAGACGCCGTGGGTCCGCACCCTGACCCTGTACCCTCCGGTCGCGGCGATGGACGAGGCGGGGATCGAGAGCGAGGTCGTGGCGTCCGTGACGTCGGTGACGGCGGCTGTGCCGGTGGGCGGGGTCAGCTCGACCTGCGCCGCGGACTGGGCGCTCCCGTCCGGGTGGTTCGTGGCCCACGACACGACCTGCGCGGACCCGATGGCGAGCGGGTCGCACGCCACGCGCACCGACGGGGCCAGGGGCTGCGCGATGGTGGTGACGGTGTCGGACGTCGCCCAGTCCGACGCGCGGGATGACTTGACCTTGCGGATTCGCGCCTGCACCGTGCCCGCCTGGGCCGACATGGTGACCGGGAGGGCGGACGCGGTCTGTGTCGCTCCCCATGCCCCGCCGCTCCAGAGCTGCCACTCCAGGTCGTCCCACCACTGCGACCCTCCCGACGCGGCCAGGCTGAGGCTGGTCGTGCCGGTCGCCGTGAGGGTCGCCGACGCGAAGGGCGTCGGTGCGGTGTACGCCGTCCCCGCGCTGACCGTCGACGACGACCCCGTCGCGTTGTAGGAGCAGACCGAGTAGTCGTATCTGTGGCCCGCCTCCACGGACGAGTCCGTGTAGTTCGTCGCCGACCACGAGAGGGACGCTATGCGCTGGGCCGTCCCGCCGTCGGTCGACCTGCTGACATAGATTCCGCTCCACGGCTGGGCGGACGAGGACGAGTCGTAGTCCCCCGCCCACGTAAGCACGGGGTAGGAGCCCGCACAGTCGAGCGCGACGCTCTTGGGAGGGCGCGGGGCGAGGTACGGGCGCGCGGGTATGGTGACGGACGTGACGGCGTCCACGCCCTCGCGGAAGCTCGCTACCGAGGAGTTCGGGCTACCGAGCCAATGACGGTACCATACGGTGTAGCCGCCCCCGAAGTTCCTTCCGCTGTTCGGGTCCGACGACGACGTCGCACCCGTCGAGTACGTGCCCACTCCCACACCCGTGACGTCCGCGAGGAGCGCCCAGCTGGCACCACCGTCGGTGGACCAGTAGAGCCTCGACTCGAAGTACGATCCCTGGGCCTGGGCTGACTGGTACCCGCCCTCGACGTGGACCTGGACCGCCGAGTCCGAGGACGCCGATATTTCGACGGATACGTAGTCCCGGAAGTTGTATGAGTTCCCACCAGCCCAGTCCGACCATGCAGTTGCCATCAGTAGTCACTCCCCGACGCGGCCAGCGCCGCGAGTTCCCGGACGGCACCCTCGAGCATCCTGCTGGAGGAGACGGTCCGACCGTCGACGACGATCGAGTAGTAGTAGGTGTTCCCGTACGTCGGAAGCCCCGTGTCCTTGGAGCCGCCGTACCCGTACCAGCCGCCTTGCCTCGTCGGCCTCGCGGTGGCCTCCGGGTCCATCGAGGCATCCTCCGCGAGCCTTAGGGCGGCGTCCTCGACGTCGGCCGACCCGATCCTCATGCCTGCGGCGAAGTTCTGCGCCAGGTGCATGCCCGAGCGCACGCCGCCCTTCTCGGCCCCTGACCACGGGCCCTCCTCCGGTGCGGAGAAGTGGAGGATGGACTGCGCCGCCGAGGCGATCGCGGACGCCGCGCTCGCGACCCAGCCACGGGCCGAGCGGATGCCCGACGCGAAGTTCGCGCCGAGGTCGGAACCCCACGAGTACGGGTCGCCGTAGTCTCGCGCGTCCTGGGCGGCGCTCGCGAGCCCCCGTGCGCTGCCCGACGTCGCGCCGCGACCTGATCCGACGCCCGACGCGAAGCTCGCCCCGGCCCCCTTGCCTATCGAGAGCAGGCTCTCCGGGGTCCCCGAGACGCCCGACCCCGCGCGCTCGGCGAGCGAGGCCGCGCTCGCGAACACGGCTCCGACACCCGACCCTATGCCGGACGCGAGGCTTCCGGAGGAGCTCGCACCCGTACCTGCCATCTGCCCGGGCATGCCGGACAGGGCACCCAGGAGGGACGCACCGAGCGCCGACACCGCACCGAGCGGGCCGGACTCGTTTCCGCTGATGCCTAGCTGCAGCCCGGTGTCGACGTCCGTTCCGAGCTGGTAGAACTTCTGGGACGGGCTGTGGCTGTCGAGGGACGTCTTCGCGGCGTCTATGACGTCCTGCCCGAGCATGGTGCTCTGCTCCGCCGAGAGCGTGCCGTTCCGGATCCCGTCGGCGAGGCCCGCGTCGATGTCGTGGCCCAGGAGCTGTGCCGCGGCGTCGACGTCTCCCCCGGTGAGCCTCAGGGCGACCTCGGAGAGCATCTCGTCCGTGGCGCCCGACGCCACGAAGCCGTTCGCGCTGATGCCGTCGGCCACGCTCTGCGGGAGGTCGATGCCTGCGGCCTCCATCTGGGACGCGACGCCTGACCAGTCGCCAGATGCCGCGGCCTGGAGGACGGCGGTCGCCGAGTCGACGCTCACCTCGCCGGACTCCATGCCGCTCGCCAGCGCGTTCGCCGCGCTGAGGCCGCTGTCGGACATGTCGACGCCCATGCCGGCGAGCGCGTCGACGATGCTCTGCGTCGTGCCGTCCCAGCTCGTGGCGAGCTGCGTGAGCTGCGTGTCGTTCAGGCTCTTGAAGTCGGAGACCGATACGCCCGCGTCCGAGAGGTCCGACGAGAACTGCCCGATGTCGCCGCCGACGGCGCTGAGCGCGGTCGACACCGTCGTGGACGCCGTCGCCACGTTCTGGATCCCTTGGCTCGCACCGTCCGAGATCGCGACCGACGCCCCGAGCGACGTGGTGACGTTGTCGATTGACCCGTTGACGTTGTCGAGCGCGGCCCGGGCGGCGTTCAGGTCCCCGGTGAGCTCCTGGTTCGCCTGCGCCTCGACGACCGCCATCCTCGCGGCCTCGTCCTGCGCGTAGCCCTGGTCGATGAAGCCCTGGGTGTACCTGTCGACCGCGTCGTTCCAGGCGGACTGCGCCTGGGCGAGGGCGGTGATGTCGGTCGCCTGCTGCTGGTAGAGCCCCGAGAGGTTCTGCTGCTGCGCGTCCACCTTGATCTGCTCGAGCTTCTTCTCGACGTAGTCCCCGAGCGAGCCGGTGACGTCGTCGATGGCGCCGTTCTCGTCCGAGAGCATCCCGTTGGCGGCGTCCGTCACCGTGATCTGGGTGCCGCACATGTCGTTGACGGTCTCGACGGCGGACCTCAGCCGCCCCTGCGCGTCCGTCGAGAGGTCTGACTGGTTGGCGTACTCCTGGATGGTCGAGTAGGCGGCCTGGAGCTGCGCGCTCTGCGCCGCGGCACCGTTGTTGGTGTCGGTGATGGTCCGGGCGAGCTGCGCCTGGCTCTCGAGCATCCCGTCGATGTCGGCCTTCGCGCCGGACGCGCTGCCCGAGAGGACGTCGAGGACGCCCGCCTCCTTGCCCGCCTCCGTGGTCGCCCCGCTCGACGCGGCCGTGAGCCCGTCGGTGGCGGCGCTTAGGTCGCCGGCGTGCTTCTGGGCGTCCGTGAAGGCGCCGACCAGCATGGTGATGCCGGCGATGACGGCCATGGGGGCGATCGTCGCGAGCGCCACCTTCGCCACGTTGGCCGCCGTGGTCATCGTCGCGAGTCCCACCGCGTGCAGCCTCGTCGCGGTCGTGGACTCGGCAGACGCCGCGGCCTCGCTCCGGTACCCCGAGACGAGGCCTGTCGAGGCGTCCATGTCCCTCTTCTTCGCAGCCACCTCGGAGGTGAGGTTGTCGACGAGGTCCTTGTTGGCCGAGCTCCCCTTCCTCTGCTCGTCCGCGAGCTTCCTCACGGCGCGCTCGTACTCCGACGTGTCCGCGTTCGCGTTGCGCACCGCACCGACGTAGGTGTCGACGTCCCCCGCCGCCTTGACCGCGCCGTTGTTCCTGAGCGCCCCGGCGAGCTTGTCGTTCTTCTGGTACGCCTCGAGCGCGGCGGCGTCGGTGGTGGTGAGGGCGTCCGCGTAGACCCCCACCTCCTGCTGCGCCCTGCCGACGCCCGTGGCGACGTCCCCGGCCACCTTGACGATCCTCCCGGTGACGGAGAGGAACGGACCAGCCGCCGCGACGGCGACGCCGAGCCCGATGGCCACCCGCTGCGACCCCGTGTCCATGTCCGAGAAGCCCTGGGACGCGCCCTCGACGACGTCGATGAGGGGCTGCGAGGCGTCGATTGCGTCCGTCACGGCGGTGACGAGGGGCGTGCCCACGTCCTCCGCGATCGCGGTCAGCTTGTTCTGCAGGATCTCGAGCTTCGCCGCCATGGAGTCGTTGCGGTTGGCGACCTCGTCGGTGAGGGCCGTGTTCTGCCGCCATCCGTCGTTGGAGACCTGGAGCGCCTGCGTGACGAGGTCGGTGTTGCCGGCGAGGCGCTTGAGGACGTCGCTCTGCCTGATGCCGGTGACGCCCATGTTCTCGAGCGCCACCGTCATGTTCTCGGCGCCGTCGGTGCCCTTGAGGATGGAGACGAGGGTGTCGGACGCGGAGGTCTGCCAGGCCGTCCGGAAGTCGTCGGCGCTCATGCCGGCGACCTGGGCGAAGGCGTCGAGGCTGTCGCCTCCCGTGGCGACCGCCGCGTCGATCGTGCTGACGGTCGTGGAGAACGCGGTGCCGCCCGCCTCGGCCTCGATGCCCATGGATGACATCGCCGCCGACCAGCCGAGGATGTCCGCCTGGCTCATGCCCACCTGGGTCGACGACGCCGCGATCCTCTGGCCCATGCTCGAGATGGCGCTCTCGGTGGTCGCCATGTGGTTTCCGAGGTTGACGATGGCCGATCCGTAGTTGCTCACCTCGTCGTGCGACATGCGGGTGACGTTGGCGAACTGCGCGAGCTGGGTCGCGGCCGTGTCGGCGTCCATGTCGGTGGCGATGTCGAGGCCGGACACGACCCGCGAGAACCCGTCGAGCTCATCGATGGAGAACCCGAGCTGGGCGCCGAGCGCCTGGATGTCGAGGATCTGGTCGGGCGAGACGGCGTTGGTCTTGGAGAACTCTATCGCCGACTCCTTGAGCTGCTGGTACTGCTCGTCCGTGCCGTCGACGGTCTTGCGCACGCCGGTGAGGGCGGTGTCGATCCTGACCGCGGCCGCACCGGTCACGACCCCGAGACCGACGGCGATGGCCGACACGCCCATCATCTTCTGGCCGGCACCCTCTATCTGGGCGCCGGTGTTGTAGATGTCCCCGCCGAGGCTCGCGAGCTGCGAACCGTGCTCGACGAGCTGCGAGGACATGCCCCCGAGGCTCTTGCTCGCCCCTGCGGTCTTGACGGCGATCGAGTCGAGCCGCTTCTCCGCCCTCTCGAGGGCGGCGCCGTTGTACGACCCCGTCACCGCGATGGATATGGATGCCTTACCCATTGAGGTACCTCTCGATCGCCTGCTCCACCCTGCGCGACGCCCTCTCGGTGATGTCGGGCTCGTGCTCCTTGGCGGCCCTCACGAGGGCGCGGGCGGGCGTGCCCCTGGGGACCCCGATCGGCCTCCCCCTCCGCGGACCGGTGAGCGCGAACGCCCCCGGGAGGGCGAACTCGATGGTCCCCGCTCCCGGGTCCCCGCTGGCGATGCGCACGCCCGAGCGGACGGTCCTCATCGAGAGGCTCGAGGCGTACGACCCGGTGCCGCCGAGACCAGACGCGTAGCCCCTCGCGGACTGGAGAAGGGGCCGTGCGTCCTCGCGCAGCCCCTTCCTGAGCTCCAAGGGAAGCTCGCGGTCGATGGCGCCGAGGGCGGCGATCGTCTCGTCGAGACCCCTGACCTCGATGCGCAGCGCGCCCTCATGCCCGAATCCCACGGTGCCTCCCGCCCCTGAACATGCGCGTGACGCGCGACGCGCGCGTGCGCTCCCTCCTCTGCCTGAAGGACTCCCCTCCCCTGGAGAAGAGGGCGACGTACTCCTCGAAGACGTCCGGGTAGTCGTCGGCGAGCCTCGCCAGGTCGTACGGGCTGCACCCGATGCCCGCCGCGGTGGTCGCTATCCGGCGGCCCCAGCGGCTAAAGGGGCGTCGGGGTCCTTCTTGGAGTCGCTGATGTAGAGGTCGTAGTTGTCGGCGATCCACTCGATGGCGTCGTCGGTCCCCATCCCGTCGGGAACGCCGAGCTCGTCGAGCCTACCGGCCTGCCTCGCCGCGAAGTACCCCCACGCGAAGTCGGTCTTGCCCTGCTTGGACGGTGACGCCGGGAGGCCCGCACCGTAGTCCTGCGACCTCCAGAGGGACGATCGGCCGCTCTCGAACTCGACGACCTTCCCCTCCCCCGTGAACCTGAGCGAGAACTTGAGCATCGATGCCTCCTAGGCGTTGTAGTCGGCGACCTTGTTGGTGATGGTGATGGTGACCGGCGTGCCCGTCTTCGAGGCGATGCCGACGTTGTCGGCGCTGAACTCGACCTCGGCGGCGGAGCCCTCGGGGTCGATCTCCGGGGTCTTGCA